TCAGTCTCCTCCCCCGCAGCTGCTGGACGAACAGCTGCTCGAGCTGCAGCTGCTCGAGGAGCAGCTGCTGGAGGAACCGCCATCGGAAGAGCCATCTCCGCCGCTGTCCGAGCTGCCGCTGCCGCTTCCCCGTTCGTCGAACGAGTCGCCGCCCGCGCAGCCCGATGCCGAGCAGCCGCTATGGGAACGCTCGCGCTCCGCCTCCGGCAGATGCTGCTGCATCTGCTCGTCGAACGAGCCGCCCATCGAGCTCATGAGCAGCGCTCCTCCCAGCATCGCTCCGTAGCCGGGATCGGCGTAGCTGCTCCCGGACATCCGGCCAGGCGAGTCGCTGCGTTCGGCGCTTCGAGCCTCGCGCGCGTCGGCTGCCTGACGGCGGAGCTTGTCCAGCATATAGGAGACGAGCCGCTCGTCCGCTTCCGGACGGAACAGCTCCGAGCGCAGCTCCCGCGGCTCCGCGTCCTGCAGCCGCTCCAGCCTCCTTGCATCGAGCGGATGGCGGAAAAAGGCTCCCCAGGCGACAGGAGCGAAAGCGTGGAAACGGAACAGCGCCGAATAGGCCAGATCGAACCAGGCGCGACCTCCGGGATCCGGGACGCTTTCGGCTGCCGGCGCGTGATGCAGCGGTCCGCCGATCAGCTCTTTGCCGAAGCGCTCGTATTCGCGGGTGTACATCAGCATCTCATGCCAGACCCCGTCCACCTCGTCGCCGAACATCGGCACGGTACGCAGCAGCGAGCAGAGCACGAAATAGCGCTTCAGCTCCAGCAGCAGCAGCTCGAACCGCTCCGGCGAGCAGTCGGGATGCTCCGTCAAATAGCGCTGCCGGAGCTGTTCGACATAGGAGGCGGGCAAAGCTTTGTCCAGCTTGGCCGCCGTCGCTTGCAGCGGCGCGTCCGGCAAGGCGCCGAGATCCAGCCAGCCGGCGGTTTCGCGGGCGGCTGCGGCGACCGCGTCCCTACGCGGATTTTTGGAGGAGGACAAGGGACGCTCCGCCGATCGGCGAGTTTTCGTTCGGGCCGATACGAGGGACAGGACGAGCAGGGCGACAAGAGCGAGCAGAAATAGGGAGCTTGGTGTCATCGGCTTCTCCTTTCGAAGAGGAAGAAAAGATAGCCTTATCTTACCATAGCGCGGATCCGCTCGGGGGAATGGCTGCGCAGCGGCGCAGCTCGTCCGCCATGGCGCGGAAGCGGTCCGGGTTCTCGCCCTTGGCGCGGGTCTTGAACCAAGCCGGGGACAGCCAGCCGACGATGATTTCCTGCGCGTTGCTTTTGAGCAGCCCTTCTCCCTCCACGCAGCGGCGCAGGCGCTCGGCCAAGCGGGCGTAGTGCGCGGCGCCTTCGCGGTCTCCCGCCTGGATACGCTCGTGCCACGCCGGCTGGATGTAAGAGCGGACAAGATGGGAACAGGTGGCGGCAGAAAGGGCAGCCGGCAAAGAGGCCGCAGTCGCGCCGTCTTGCTGCGTCTTGGCCGAATCGGCGGCCGCTCCTGCTTGATTCCGTCCGCTGGAGCCGGCGGCGGAAGGCTCGGCTGGGCGGGCGGAGGATTCCGCCGCTTGAACGGCCGCCGCCAGCTTGCGCTCGACGTCGCGGATCAGGCCGCCGAGCGTGCGGCCGGCAGTCGCCAGCGCCTGCTCGCAGTCGCGCTTGCGCGTCGGATCGAGCTGGCCGTGGCTCACGATATGCGTCGAAGGAACCTTGCTCCACTTGGCGCAGCAATAGGCCAGATAAGCGACATAGCGGTCGTAGGCCGCCTCGAAGCGGATCGCGCCGCCATAGCACAGCTCGATGCCGAGAGCGGCGTCGTTGGCGTCTGCGCCGAAGCGGCGGTTGTCCTCCGGCGCCTGCCTTTGCACATGGTACGCCTTTTCCGCCGGATCGTCTCCCGTGCCCGTCGGGATGATCTCCAAAATCCGCGTGTCGTCGATGAACACATGGGCCGAAGCGGTCCGCTCCGTCTGGCGGTCGAAATAACGGTAATGGGCGTCGGCCGTCGCGCCCGGGTTGCCCGTATCATGCGCGACAAAAAAAGCCGGGCTTCCGGCGGTCAGCCGAAGGCCCGGCCTCGTCTGCGGACGGATGCGGATGTAGCGGCGCTCGATCGGATAGCCGAGGTCAATCATGGGCGTCTTCCTTGCGCAGCGCCTGCGCGGTCTGCTTCACAAGCTGGTTTCCGTAGACGGCGACGGCGCCGCAAAAGATGCCCTGCATGACGCCGTCGGCGGTCCAGCCGGCCGTGAAGCCGGCGAAGACGATGCCGGCCGCGGTGACAAAGTAGATGATCATCCAGTCCCGGATGCCGGCCGTCCGCTTGAGGCCGTAGCCGATGATCCAGCAGACGGCGACGACGCCGGCCAGCTCGGGACGGATCATCGATTGGATGAGGGTCCAGTCCATCTGGCTTCCTCCTTTGGCTGCTTTTTATTCGAGTATTTTGAAGACGAGGCCCAGCAGCGAGGCCGCCAGGCCGATAAGGGTGAACGAGGTCGTGATCAGCCAGCGCTGGCCCTGCTTGATGCCGTCGATGCTGGCGCGGATCTCGTCGATCCGGTGATGCGCGGCGCGCGCCCTCTGGGCGGCCTCGCGCGCCGTCTCGTCGCTTTTTTCCAGGCGTTCGATGAGCCGCGCGACTCCGGAGGCCAACTCGCCGAGAGCCCGAGTATTGACTTCCTGCAGCGTCTCGAGCTTCACCACTTGGGATACGATCGCCTGGAGCTGGTTCTCGGGTCTGCTCATGCCGGGTTTCTCCTTTCGAACGGGGGGCTTTTGCGGCGAGTTACGGCTCGCTGGCGGGGACCTCCTGCCGAGCCGTGTCAAGCAGCGCATCGGCCTGCTCCGCAGTGAGTTTTCCGAGCTCCGCAAAACGACGGACTTGCGCCGCGGAGTAGCAGCCAAGCTCGTAATATCGTTTGATCGTGGCATGCCAGTCCATTTAGCTCACCTCTCTTTCGGCAACCGCAAGCCTCAATGCCGCATAATCCTGCTCCATCTGGCGCTGCCTGCTCTCCAGCTCCGCCACCGCCAGCAATAGGATGGCGTTGTCCTGCTCCGTCTGGGCTTGGCGCGCCTGTGTCTCGGCAAGATCAAGCAGAAGCAAGGCATTATCGGCTTGCAGCTGCTCGACTGGAGAAATCTCATGTGTGCCCGACTGCAGCGATGCGATTTCCTCCGGGGTCAACCCTTCGACCCAAAAAGCAGGAACATCCGGCTGCTGGGGCCATTCGCTCCGCTCGTGCTCCGGCAGAGCCTCCCAAGCAGCCACAGCGGATAAGTGCAGCCTCAACGCCTCTTGGTGCTCGTCGTACGCCAGCTTGTCAAAGCGCGGCCGGTACAGTCCAGCAGGAACCGGCACGGCTACGCGATAGCCGATCAGCTCCGGCTCGCCGCCCACGGCCGCCGTCTCGTAGATCGGCGAATAGCCCGTCTCGCTGTCGTCCGCGAGGGCGACATCCGCGAGCAGGCCGTCAAGGTCTGTGATGATGGCTTCTTTCATTGAGAACCTCCGATTCTAACGCCGAACAAGGCAAGCCAAAACGGCGCCGTCTGACTGTGGGTTGTCAAGTCGTTTGCGATTACGACCATGCCGTTAGGCATAATTGTTACACGACCGGGATTGGTGTAAGCCACACCACTTCCCGAATAAGGTACAATGAATGTCTCCGGATAAAGAGGTCGGCAACTCGGAGGCAAGATAAACAGAGCGGTAGTAGAAGTTCCCGTACTTCCGGATATGACTCCACGCAGGGAAACAGATCCATCTGTATTAAGACGATACTGCGCAGTTCGATATGAGGTGGAGTAGACCTGGTCTGAATAAGGTCCCCACCCATTGAGTAGCGTCGGCGTAATCCATTGAGGCTGCTTGACTTGCGCAGACCCGTATTCCAGAACCGAAACCCGCCGCGCCAGCTGCACGGCTGCCTTGGAGGCATCGGTCGTGATCGTCCGCAGGTTGGTCGTGTACTCCGCGCTAATCTGTGCAGGCGGGATGCCGATTAGATGTGTGTCCAATGCAAGATAGGTTACCTCGTATACGGCGGATGCTTCGTACTCACTAAGCCGAATGTAAGCCCGGTCGACTCCGTAATCGGTAATATCAGCCAGCTCATGCGCAATCCAATTCCGATCCAACGTCCGATTGCGAAATATTGAAAGTATTTTTTTGGATCGAAAAGAAAGGCGACTATCGGACGTGCCACTTGCCCCTGTCGAATTGATTTCTGCGAAACCGTTCGTAGTATTTATCTTAATGTTAGCGAGTTCCCGAACGATTCCCCCGCAACCGACCTCCACATTGTTCGTACCCGCTAACTGCAGAATCCCACCTTCAGATCTCAGTGGCTCGTCAACTGCCGTAGATAGTTGGTACTGCAAGCGGTAAGGAGCAAAACCATTTCCCCAGACGTTAGCTGAGGGGACCGAATTCTCCCCTCCACCCCCTAATGCCGATCGATTGGTCGGCGTCCACGATGAAAGGCGATAGGCCCACCATTTACTGCCCGATCCATTAAAAGGTGCATAATTCGCTCCAACTGAACCGTCATACATGACCCAGCCGTTAAAATACGCCTTAATTTCATCCGTCGACGGTATATAGTTGTCGCCCCAACCAGAATCTATATTTGCAACAAAAAGGCCCACGACCGATTTATTAGAAGGATCACTTTCATCCGTTATAACGTGCTGATCGACACCTATTGGATTTGCGCCTTGATTAATACGAGTTGTTAATTTACCGTCATATTTAACAACCTGCCCTGTGTCTTTCAAGGGATTATGAATTTTGCAGAGCAAGGTCTTATACCCTGTTGCAGCTCCTAAAAAAGTCCACGCCATGTCCCCAGTCAATTCCAGTGACCGAAACCGTCGCTTGACCCGCGCCCGCCCATCCGAATCCATATACAACTCGTCAGATACATTCCCGTCCGTACTAGCAGCGAGCTGGCAATCCGGATAAAAGATATATTGATCATCAGCAGACTGCGCAGCAATCTGACGAATATAAATACCGTTGACGTTTTTGAAGTCATCGACGTAAGGATACTTAGCCGCGATTTGATTGGCTGTCATACCATCCAAAGCTGCATACTCCGTTATCGTAATTTCGTAAAGCCTGAATGCATCTCCAAACACGTACTGCCCGTTTGCTCCAGTCACGGCGAGCTGCAGCGTTAAGCCGGAGACGCCAGATGTTGGCGCATAAGCTCTCCAGACAGGAGTGTAGGAAGTTGTGCTGGTAGCTGCAATCGTGTCTCCCTTGGAAGCGGACGTGCCTCCCAAATACACTTTTCCGGATGCCGCATTCCCATTCTTCACCATGCCGACAAGGATGTAGAAGCGGTTTGCGATCAGGCTGAATTGCTGAGTCGAATAAGCAAAGGCCGTGGTAGCGTTAGCGGTTACCTTTAGGGACGTTGTACCGCTATAGACATCTGAAGCACTAAGAGCGACAGTTGCTCCAGTTGCAGCGAATTTGCTTAAATCTTCGCAGTTACCAACTCGCCCTAACAAATTCACTAGCGTCCGTCCTTTGATGCTCTTGATCCGAAGCGGCGCAGGACGCGGCACCTGGACCGTCTGCACGCCCGGAACAAGCGTAACGGCTGTCGGAATCCGATCCTCGAGCTCCGCAGCCAGGGGAGCTGTCGATGCGTCTGCCCTTGCTATCGCCGCATCTACCTCCGCCTTCCGCGCCACGTCATCAGCGGCCGCCGGGGCGGCCACCTTGACGCGGCCGGCGGAGTCGCGCTGCATGAGCTTGCCTGGCGACGCCTCGCTCGTCGCCCCGTGAGCGCCGCTCGTCGACGCCGCATGGGCGGACGCGGCGTTCACCTCGCCGCCGAGCGCGTTCAGATCCGCCTCGGTGACGACATCGTTGAATTTCCAATCCGTCTTGGCCATCGTCATCCCTCCTCTACCGTGATCGACTGCAGCATCAGCGTATCGCTCGCAATCGGGATCTGCACGTCGCTTGTGCTCAGCGTCTTGCCGTACGCATCCTGCAGCTCGATCCGATGCACCGTGCCTACCGCCTCCGCCGGAATGTAATACCTCAGCTCGACAACTCCCTGCGACGCCCGCTTCAGCGTGAACTCCGTCAGCAGTACCGCGCCGCCGTTGAGCGAGACGCGGGCGATCCGACCGTCCACATAGGCGGCCACGTCCTGGATCAGCGAAGCCTCCATCATCGTACGATCACCTCTTCCTTCTCTGTCGTGAATCCGGTCGCGCCGAGCTTCCAGCTGCCGAGCCTCGTCTCGCGGGCCAGCCGCCGATGGCGGATGCCCTCCCTCAGGCGCAGCGTATCCGCAACCGCCGTCTGCTGCACATAGACCAGACTCGCCGGCTTCAGCGCCGTCACCGTCTGCTCCACCTCGCGGAACAGCGGCGCGTTCTGGATCGCGGCCGAGATCGTCAGCACCTGCGCCTCCAGGTCTACCTGCGCCAGCGCGCGGCCCTTCCCGACCAGATCGTCCAGCCTCTCTTGCAGATACCGCAGGGTAAAAGGAGGCTTCGTGGAATACCGGTTGACGACGCGCACGCGCCGAAATGCCAGCGATTCCTGCGCCTCGTCCGCCCGAATGCCGAGCAGCCGCTCGTGGCGGCGGATCGCCTCCACGGACGCGGTCAGCACGAAGCGGTCATCCAGCAGGCGCTCCAGCGCCTGCTCCGCCGAGGCGATCTCTTCATCCTCCGAACGGAACAGCTCCGTCATCTCGCGGCTGTCCGAATAAAACGCCGGTAGCCTTCCGATCAGCGGCTCAGCCATTCAGCGTCACCGTCCCGAGCGTCGGCACCTCGTCGGCTTCCAGCTCCAGATTGGCCGGCGCGCCGTTCAGCGTCGTGCCGCCGATGTCCTCGACGCCCGGCAGCGCGAGCACTCTCGTCTCCAGCTGGGAGATGCGCACGATCAGCCGGCTCTCTCCCGCCCAGGCTCGCCGCAGCTCCAGCAGATACGCTTCTGCCGCCGCCTCGATGTCCCGCTCCAGCTGGACCGCGCTCACGCCGGCGCGCAGCGTGAGCTGCGTGGCGATGTCGACGGGGACCGCGTCCGCCGCCACGATCGTCACCCGATGGCCGATCGGGGCGAGACCGATGCCTTGTCCCGCCGACTCCGGGTCGATCGCCGCCTGCACCTCCTGCACCAGCGCGGCCGCCGCCGGAGCGAAGTCGCTGGCGATTACCGTCGCCTTCACGGTGCCGCCGCCGTTCCAAGCGGGATGGATCTTGACCCCGCCGACTCCGGGCAGGCCGCCGATCTTCGCCCGGTAATCCGCGATATTGCCGCCGAAAGGCTGCTCGCTGACCGCTTGCCAGAAGCGGGCCCGCAGCTCGGCGTCTCCCTCCTCGTCCTCGCCCGGCACGAGCACGTCCGCCAGCTCGGCGCGGGCCAGGCCGTCGATGTAGTCCAGCGGCAGCAGCGCTCCCGCCACCTCGTTGCCGGCTCGGCCGGGCTGCTCGGCCACGAGGCGATACGTCCCCGGCGCGAGCCGCTCCTCCACCTCGTAGGCGGTCCCCTCGGCCGCCAAGCGCGAGCGCAGCGGCACCTCCGCCGGGCCTCCGGCCGCGCCGAAGAACCGGCCGAGGCGCATCGCCCGGCTCGAAGCCTTTCGACGCACGCCGTGCTCAGCGGCGCGGCGCGTCAAATACTCCCCGTCCGCCGTATCGGCGAACGAAAGCGCCAGCTGCACGTCCAGCTCGGCGTAAAGCGCCGCCAGCTCGGCCGCTGCGGGCGCAAGCGCGTCGAAGATGACGCTGCCTTCCCTTTTGTCCAGCTCATCCGGAATCCGGGCCAGCATGCGGCCCATGATCTCGCGGTACGTCTGATGCTCATACACCGGCCATCGCCTCCTCCTTGAACGAGCCGAAGACGGTGCGCACCGTGAACGTCAAGGACACGCCGTCTCCTTCCCGCCTCATCTGCATGTCCTCGACCGCCAGCACGCGGCTGTCCGCCAGCAGCGCTTCCTCGACCGCGGCGGCGATGTCGTAGCTCGACCGCTCGAGCCCGACCTCTCCCGTGTACACCTCATGCTCCCAGCGCACGGTCGACAGCTGCTTGAAGACGAACTGGCGCATCGCGGCCAGCCCGTCGATCCTCCCCCCCGTGCGTCCGTCCAAATGGATCGGGTACGTCAGGCTCGGCCGCTCGACCGCCTCCGCCGCCGTCCAGTCCAATCCCGTCTGCTCCGGCACGCTCATGCCTCCACCCTCCCCAGCGCGACGTAAGGGCTGCCGCCCTCCGAGCGCAGCAGGACGAGCCGGTCGCCGAGCTCAAGGCCGCGCCGCAGCACGAAGCGCTCCCCGCCCAGCTCCACCGCCAGCTCCCGCAGATGCTCGGGCACGACGAGCAGCTCCGCCGGCAGCGTGAAGCGCTGCTCGACGGCCACCTCCAGCGGCTCGAGCCCCGTCACCTTGCCGAATACCGCCTTCGTCAGCTGCTGCGCCTCCAGCGAGCGCGCCATGATCTGCTTGATCGAATCGTTGATGCTCATGCTTCATCCTTCCTTTACCATGCCGTCGATGACGTACAGCTCAAGCTGCATCGTGTGCGAGCGGCCGGAATAGGCGTGCGTGCACTCCTCGACGAGAAAGTGGCGGTTCAGCTGCAAGCGCGGAATCGCCACCTGCACGACCGAGCCGGCGCGGATCGTCGGATGGCCGAGCGCCTCCAGGCTGAATTTCCGCTGCTCGCGGTTTTTCAGCTGGAGCAGCTGCTTCAGCATCTCCTTGATCCGCTCCTCGTTGAGTCCCTCGTCCACCTTCTGGTAATATTGCAGCTGTCCCCAGCGGGCGATCGCGGCGCCGTCCTGCTCGATATAGACGTCCCGCCCGCCCGTCTGCTTGTTGTCGCGCACGAGCTTGATGCGGTTATACGTCTCGCTGTCGATGCTGCGGCTGGACGAATAGCCCGTCAGCAGGCTGTTCTCGCCGATGACGACGTTCGCCTTCATGTCGGCCACGTCGCGCAGCGTCAGCAGGCCCGCATCGTCATAAAAGACGAAGAGCTTCCCCTTCGCCAGCAGCGTCTCGTCCAGCGCCTTGAAAATCATGTCCAGCCGCTTCTGCCCGTCCTGGCTGAACTTCGGAATCGGATGGCCCGTATCCGCGATGGGGCCGAGCCGGGCCTGGATAGCCAGCGCCTGGTCGCGGATGACCTGAGTCGCCGTCACATTCGTACGGACGTAGGTATCCGTCTCCAGCAAATAGCGGAGCTGATCCTGGGCCTTCACCCGCACGACCCGATCCTCGTCCTCCTCCAAGGTGAACACATAGCCGTAGAACAGCCGTACGCCGCCGTCGCTCACCCGCACGACGTTGCCGGGAGCGATCGGCAGCTGGCTTTGCGCCGCCAGGCTCGGCCCCCGCATCATCGAAAACTCCAGCGTGCCCGCCTTGCCGATGCGGGACGTCTTCCAGCTCAGCTCGGTGGCCATGCCGGTGACGTCCCACAGCCGTCCGTCGCGGAGGTCGAGCTCGATCTTCAGCATGCCCTCACTCCTTCGGCGGCGGCACCTGAAGCACGCGGCCGATCTGCAGCCGCTTCAGCTCCGAGTTGCCGATGCCGTTCAGCTTTTGGATTTCCGGCCAGCGGCTGCTGTCGCCGTCGTACAGCTTCATGCTGATGCCGCTGAGCGTGTCGCCCTTGACGATCGTGTAGGCTTTCGGCGGCACCTTCAGATCGGGCCGCTTGTCCGGCTCCTTCGCCACGGCGGTCGAGCCGTCCGCCGTCTTCACCGCCTGCAGCTTCACCGGCGCGTAGAACACGTATTCCTTCAGCTTGAGCGTGTAGAACACGTCGCCCGGCGAGCCGGCCTCCTCCCAGCGGTCGAAGCCGGTGATCGTCATCGGAATCTGCAGCGTGTACGGATTCTCGAACCGGTCGGCATGGCGCGCATAGATGAACCGCAGCGGATAGCCGGAGCGCATCCAGCGGCCGATGTCGTCGGCGAACTGCTCCGGACGCTTCAGGATGGACCGGGTCGCGACGTAAGGGCCGGGCTGGCTGGGAAAAAAGCTCTCGAACTCGACCTCGGCCAGTCCCGGCTTCTCGATCGTCGCGATCGGTCCCGCCCCGAGCAGATTGTAGTCCTTGCCGGAGCCGCTTCGGCGGATCGACAGCTTGGACGGCATCACCGGCAGCTCCCAGCCTTCCGTGCCGTGGTTGAAGTCGAGCCGGATGCCGGCGAACGCTTTGGCCGGCTGAGGGCTGACCCGAATCGGTATAGCCATCGGCGACCTCCTTTCCGCGCAATGCTGCGCTTCGTAATGTTGCTAAATGCGGGCGTACACCCCGTGGGCGGACGACTCGATCTCCTGCTCCATGCTCGCGGCGATCTTGCGCACGACGTCGTCGACGTCGACCTGCTTGTGGATCGGTCCCGTCGTCACCTGCACCGTCGGCGTCAGCGTGACGAAGTTCTGGATCGCCTTCATCTCGGCCAGATCGCGCATCACCTTCAGCTCCTCGCTGCCGATGTCGACCTCGCTGCCGATGCTGCCGACCTCGTTGACCTTGCCGATGTTGGGGATGTTTCCGCCCGGCGCGGCTCCTGCTCCGGCTCCGCCCATCATGCTGTTCTGCTTGTCGGCCATGCCGCCTCCGCCCTTCCACTTGTCTTCGCCTGCGAAGAGATCCTTTATGGGATCCTTCTCCCCGTTGAAGAGCGAGCCTGCCTTGTCCAGTGCTCCTTTGCCCAAGTCGTAGCCCTTCTTGCCTGCCGCTGATGGATCCAGCGCATCCAACCGTCCGATGCGGACGGGGTCCTTCTCCGAAGTCGGCGGCTCGATTTTATCCAGCATGCCCTTCAGCTTGCTGCTCAGGGCATGGGGATCCTTTACGTCCAGCTCTGCGATGCCTTTGTATTCTTTGCCGAACAGCTTCGCCATGCCGGCTCCCAGCCCGTTCACCAAGCCGATGACGCCGTTGATGCCCTCCAGAATGATTTCCATGAAGCCGCCTGCGAAGGACTCCGTCATGAGCAGCATTTGATACAAGGCATTGCCGAACATCATCGCCAGATCGTAGAACAGCTTCTGAACGGCGTAGACCGGGTCGATGAACAGATTGATGAGGAACTCCGCGAACGTCGCGAACAGGTTCCAGGCGGACGCGATGATGTTGTAGATCGTAGCGCCGAGGACGAAGAACAGCCCGACGATGAAGCCGATGATCTGGCTTGCGCTCGTGCCCGTCTGAAGCAGCGCGTATACCAGCAGCCCGATGATCGCGATGATGAGCAGCAGCGGCCAGTTCGCCATGAAGAAGGCGGCGGCCATCGCCAGGATCGGCGCAACCATGCTCCACAGCCAGACGGCCATAAGCGGCAGCAGCACCGCGGTCAGCACGGTCAGCACGTCCGCGATCGTTCCGCCGTGCGTGGCGAACAGGTCCATCAGGAACAGCGCGGCATCCGCCGCCCCTGAAAGCAGCTCCGCCATGATGTACAGACCCGCCGACAACGCGTCGAAGAACGGGTCGAATTTGCCGGAGTCGAATGCGGCCAGCAGCTTGTCCATCACCGGCACGAGCGCCTCCATGGCCGGCATGCCGGCTTCGCCGAGCTTGAACTGCGCTCTCTGCTGGATGCCTTCCATTTTGGCTCCCGGGGTGGAGGTCAGCTTGCCGAAGCCGGCGTCGCTCATGCCTTGCTTGGCGAGCAATCCATCCATAGCGCGCAAGAACCCGTCCATGTCGCCCGAAGCGACGGCCTTGCCGGCTCCGCTCTCCTGCAGCTGCTTCTCGGACAGATTAAGCCCTTTCAGCAGTTCCGCAGGATCGCCCGCCATCATGGCGCTCATCGCGCCGGCCGATTCTTCGAGGCTGCTCTGAGGGTTCAGCTTCTGCATCCGCATCGCCATCCGGTTGAGAGCGGCCACCTGCGTCGGGTCGGTCGTCACCTTGAGGAAAGACAGCGCCGTCTGCTGCGCCTCCGCCGGATTCACGTTCGCGCCGAGCGCTTGCCTGCTCACCGCATCGAAGATCGCTTGGCCGCCGGCGTCGCTGCCTGCCGCCACCGAGTAGCGGTCGATCGTCTCCTGCTGCGCCATCGCGCCCCCGACGGAGCTTTTGAACAACGGCACCGCTGTTCGGAATGCCGCCGTCAGGCCGCTTGTCATCAGCTGAGCGACGCTCGGTGCTCCCTCTCCGGCATGCGACGCTCCTGCCGCGGCCGCGCCAGCCGCTCCTCCCAGCACGCCGGCGCCCAGAGCGCCCGCTCCGGCAGCTCCGGCTCCAGCGGCGCCAAGCCCAAGCAGCGCCTTCAGCCCGCCCGCACGGAAGGCCAGGAACATTTTCGTAAGCTCCGGGAGCGCTTTAAGGAAGTCCTTAGCGCCAGCGACGAACCGAAAAATGCTCGTAACGCGGTCCATTTTGCCGAATCCGCCGCCTGGATCCCTCTGCGCTCCATCCCCCGCCGCCTTCACGCTCACCTTGAACGGCTCGTCCAGCCGCTTCTGAATCTGCTTGCGCAGCCGGCTGATGTCCTCCTCCGGCACGTTCAGGCGGACCTGCAGCGCGAGGCGGGACTGCCGGAGCCGTCCGAGCCGCTGCATCACGCCATTGATCTCCTGATGCGCGCCGCTCGTCTGCACCGACACCTTGAGCGGCTTCGCCAGCTGGCGCTGCAGCTTGTCGCTCAGCTGAATCGTGCGCTCCAGCGTCTGATTCACCTTGCGCAGCTCGCCGCTGAAGCGGTCATACAGCCGGATCGTCGCTTGCAAAGTCGCCATCGCTTCGCCCCCTCCTTTCCGTCATCGGCGCTTGCCGCTCCGCGAGGACTGGAGCCGCGCCTGCTTCTCGGCCTCCAGCCGCACGCGGATCATGCCGATCAGCGCGGCCTTGCGCCGCGTTCCCAGCTCTGCGAATTCCCATGGCAGCACCCCGTATTCATTGAGAGCGAAGTACGCATAATTCCACTCGCCTTCCCCCTCCTCTAGTCGTTTTTTACTTCTTCGGCCAGCTCGCCGACCTCGCGGTCGAAGCCGTTGATCTCCTGCACCTTGGCCGCCAGGTTGGCGAACTCGCCCGCCAGCAGCATCTTGCGCACGACGGCCGCCGCGCCGCGCACGCCGTACGACTGCTGCAGCTCGGCGTCATTGAGATCCGGATGCACGACGCAAGCCGCGACCATGCGGCCGAGATAAGCGTTGTAGTCCATCTCCGGCATCGCCTGGCCGCCTTTTCCTTTCGTCCGCTTCATCGACGCGGAGCGCAGCTCCTCGTTCAGCTCCTCCGAGATGGCGCGCAGCTTCCAGGCGGCGGGCCGGCCCGACTCGTCGCGGAATCGGTCCGAGACGACGACCTCCTGCGTTTCGGCGGCGACGGCATTGTGGGCAAAAAACAGCTTCATGGACATGAACAGTTCCTCCTTGGAATGGAAAATCGAATGAAGCGGGAGCGTCCGTGACGGACGCTCCCGGCAAATGACCGCGAATGAGGCCGGCGGATCGGCGGGACGCTTGCTCTGCCTGGAGTCGGCGCGTCGCGCCCGATCAGCCCAGTCCCTGGATGTCCTTGAACGGCTCGCCGATGTTGACGTCATGGAACGTGAACGGAATTTCCTCGTCCAGCGCATCCGACTCCGCGTCGAGCGCGGCCATGACGACCTCGTCGAGATTGACGCCGATCAACGTGACGATCTGCTTGCCGACAGCCGAGGCCGGATCGTCGTTGGTCACCTGGATGTCGAAATAGGTGTCCACGCCGGTCTTGATGTAATCGCGCATCATCTCGCGGAAGCGGGACGTCACGTAATAGAGCGTCATACTGCCGGTGCCTTCCCAGCCGGCCGCTTTTTTCTGCACGTTGCGGCTGCCGAGCGTCTTGATGTCGGCCTTGTTCTTTTTCGCGGTTGCCCGCAGGTTCTTCACATAGAACATCTCCACCGTCTGTCCGCCAATCGTCGCATAGGCCGTCCCGGAGTGCCCGGCAATCGTGTCTCCCGCTTTCAGTACGCTCATTTAGCTCACCTGTACTTTCATGTAGATTTTTTCGATCGCATCGACCGGCTGCACGGATACGGATACGACAACCGCGTCCGCCTCCGCTCCCTGCTCCACCGTCACGTCCTTGGAGGCGTCGAAGTTCTGCAGCGCCCCCAGCTCCTGGTACTGCTCCAGCAGCTTCACGCAGTCCTTGCGGAACAGCGCGCGGCCGTTCGCATCGTTGCCGACCTTGCCGATATACAGGCTCTCGAAGGTCGCCTTGAAGTCCGTCGCGATCCCGTCGAGCACGCGCAGCGCAGAGTTTTTGGCGAAAATGCGGCCCTTCTGCGGCGTCGGGCTATGATACGAGTTGATGTCCTGCTCGACGACGACCGAGCCGGAGCGGGCCGTGAAGACGAACTCGCCGCCGAGCAGCGCCGCCGCCGTAGCCGAGTTCGTCAGGCGCGGAGAAGCGTCGCTCGCGCCCTCATAAACGGCGTAGGTCAGCGATGCGGCCGGACCGGCCGCCGCTGTCGCCGCCGCGACCCAGACCGCCGCCTGTCCTGGCGTCAGCGTCTTGCCGTCCTCCAGCGTGACGCCGTTGCGCACGCTGATGACGCCCTCATGATTGGCCGAAGCGTAGTTTTCCAGCACGACCTGAATCTTGCGTCCCTCCTCCTCGCGCAGCCGCGCGGCGAACGCCGCGAACAGGCTTTTCATCGTGACATCCGTCCCCGGATACACCGCCACATGGAAGTCCTGCAGCTCGATCGCCTGCAGGAACCCGGCATAATCCTCGTTCGTCGCCGCGCCGTCCGTACCGCCCGCAAGCGGAACGCCTGCCGTGGCTTCGAGGGTTCCCGAGCCCTTCCAGACGATCCAGGCGTTCGCCTTCAGGTCTTGTGCGTTCAGCACGATCTGGCGATCGACCTCCGAGCCGCCGACAAACGTCGCGACTTCCATCTGGCCCGGCTTGTCCACGCTCGCCTCGACCGAGACTCGCAGATCATTGCCGCGCACGCCGGGATAGCGGGCTTCGGCGGTGACGCCGCCAAGCGTCGCCTTGGCCGCCGTTCCACCATTGATGCGGTAGACGAGCAGCTTGCCCGCGCGCTTCATCGCCTCGCGCACCAGCAGCAGCTCCGGCGCGCTCAGCGCGTAGCCGAGCTTCTCCAGCGGATTCTCGCCGCCCTCCAGCACCGTAATCCGCCGCGGCTCTCCCCACGACAGCGGCAGCGGCAGCGCCAGCGTGCCCCTGTCGCCCGTCGTCACCGCCGTCCCTTCCGTCGCAAAATTGATGTAGACCCCCGGACGTACCTTGTTCATTGCCGTAAACATGCCTCCAGCCATTTAGTCGGCCTCCTTTTTAATGAATGCTTGAATGCGCCGTTCGACTTCCTCATGCCCGCAGCGCTCTTCGTCGCCGACCAGCACGGAAATCAAGTCCTTGCTGGCGCCGTACCTGCGGCTCCCCAGCAGCGCCGCCTTCGTAAAGCGCGGCTCCGAGCGCTCGACATCGCTTCGGCTTTGCTCCGTCGGCATCGACCGCTCGGGCTCCAGGCTTGCCTGCTGCTGCGGCCTGACGTCCGAACCGGACGATTCGGCCGCTTTCCCCGTCTTTTTTCTAAATGCCATTTCCCTCGACCTCCCCGCGCAAGCTCCGCATGAGCGGCGGACGATCCGTCTCATCCGCTCCGTCCAGGCGGACGCTCCAAGTAAAAACGACCTTGCCCTCGGCCAGCTCCCGGCTCACGGCGGAGCCCTTGGCGAACCGTCCGTCCGCCAGCGGCACCGACGCCAGCAGCGGCAGCAGCCGCTCCGCGACAAGGTCGGCCCGCTCCGCGGACCGGCAAATCAGCGCCAGTCGACACGCCTCTCGCCAGCGGCCGCCGAGCAGCCGCTGCCGTTCGACCGCCAGCTCCACCAGCTCCAGGCTCGGCTGCGCAGGCGGGGGCTCGGACTGGCCGGCGGACACGGCGTAATCCGGGAACGCCGCTCTCAGCCGGTCCAGCAGCACGTCGATCCAGCTTTCGCTCATCGGCTTGCTCCTTTCCCGGAGAGCAGCGTCTCGAGCACGCTGTCCAGCCGCCGGGGCCAGTCCCGCTCCAGCTCCGCCAGCGCGAGCGCCAGCATGAAGCGCCCCTGCTGTCCGCCTTCGCCCTCCGTCCCGTACTCGAGACGGGCGGCTTCCGGCGCCGGGTGGCTGATCTCCACCGACAGCACCCGGCTCGCGCGCTTCACCGGTCCGACGCGCCAGCCCTTCGCCAGCTCGCCGCTTCCCGGCGGCATTCGAGCCGCTGCGGATCGAGCCGCGGCTTCCGCCTGCTCCAGCAGATGCCGCTCCAGCACGATCGGCGCCCGCTTTTCCAGCTCCCTCAGCTTGCTCAGCAGCTGGTCCGGATCGTCCAGCCTCCAAGCTGCGATTCCTCCCATGCCAGCTCCTCCTTCCTTCTCTTGCTTCCCGCCGTTTCTCGAGCAGAGCGATCGTCAGTTCTCCTCTCGGCCTCTTCTCCTCCGGCAGGCACAGGAACGACAAAAGCCGCCCGGTTAGGGGCGGCTCGTCTCTTGTCATCGTTCCTGATACTAGCATCTTACCACGGTCAAAACAGCCTCAGCGGCTCAACTCCGTCTCTTTCGCGTCTCCACTCCGTCTCATTGGAGTCTCATCCGGGGAGGCGATCTTCTCGCGGTGTTTCGGCGCATGAAAAAGGACGGAGCGCTTTTTCGCTCCGTCCTTATCTCCATCCTATGTTGCCGCCGCTCAGCGGTACTCTTTTCAATCCCGCTGCCATTCCAGAATCCGCAGGAACAGCCGGGCCGCCTGCGGCTTCCAGCGGAAGAACGTCGGGCGGGAGATGCAAAGCGCCATCGCGCAAGCCTCGGCCGTCCGCTTCTCGACGTAATACAGACGGATGAGGCTGCCGTACCCTTCCTGCTGCTCCTCCGCGAGCCGCATCGTTTCTTCCAGCTGCTCCAGCTCGGCCTGCAGCCGCTGCAGCTTCGCCATCCGCTCCAGCACGGCGTCATAGTCGCCGATCCGCCCCGCGCGAGCCTCGATCACCTTTTCCAGCTTGCCTCTCAGCTCCCGCAGCAGCCGGTCGTCCTCGAGATCATTCCCTCTCGTCGGGATCGCCGCCAGCTGCGCTTTCGTGCCGACCGGATGCTTGTCCGGATCGAGGTACGCATTTGCGATCGTCTCCAGTTTCTGCTCCCGAGCGTTCAGATACATATAAGAAGGCATCCCTTTCAGACGGCGGTGAAGGTCCTGCAGCTGGTCCTCCTGATTGAGGCGGCTGACGGTCATCCCGGCTCCGATCGAATAGCTGCCGAGCACCTTCACCTGCATCTTCAGCTCTCGCCAGCGGCGGCATTCGTCGCGGACGAGGCTTTCCAGCTGCCGATTGTCCAGCTCGTCCAGCAGCTCATCGAGCGGTCTCCGTCCCTGTTCCGCTTCAGCGCGATTTTCGAGTCGTTCCATCCTGTTCATGCCCCTTTCCGTTGACTCAAATTTAATTTGAGTTCAAGCCAATAGAATTCGCTTTTTCAACCGCTTGTTGTCGAAAAAGCTATTTCAAGGTATAATGCTTCCATAAAGACCAATATGCTTTGAGTCCATTTGCGGAATACCAGCATAAAACTCAAATCATATTTGAGCAAGAGGCAGATGGAAAAGGGAGGAAGGACCGCCATGTCGCTCGGCAAACGAATTCGGGAATACCGGGTCAAACGAGGCTTGACCCAGATGCAGCTCGCGACGAAGCTCCAAATGTCGGAAGCGAACATATCCAGCTACGAGCGGGACAAAAGCGCCCCGCCGAGCGACAAGCTCAGCCAGCTGGCGGAGCTGCTCGGCGTCTCCTCGGATTATTTGCTCGCCGGCTCCGTCGCCGCCTCCCCGAGCCTTCAGGAACTGGAGCTGGAGCTGTCGGAGGAGCAGATCCTGACGCTGGCCGCGCATCGGATCGGCCATGAAGGGCCGCTGACCGGCCAGGAGCTGGAGCAGATCAAGCTTGCGCTGCGCATCGCCCTGGCCAAGCCGTAACGAACGACACGAAGACCCGTTTAGGAGAGAGGTTATGTCCAAATATGAACGCCTGCTGAAGCAGACGCCCATCCTTCTTCGCGAGGACGCCGACTTGCCTGAACCGATCAAGGGGCTGTATATGGAGACGCGCGCCGTCCAGGCGATCCTGCTCAGCCGCAGCCTGCGCACATCGGCCGACAAGGCTTGCATTCTCGCCGAGGAGCTCGGGCACTACCATACGACTGCGGGCGACATCACCGACCAGTCCGTCATCGCCAACCGCAAGCAGGAGAAGCTCGCGCGCAACTGGGGCTATGAGAAGCTCGTCCCGCTGTCGGAGCTGATCGGCGCCTATCTCGCCGGCTGCCGCAACGCGTTCGAGATCGCCGACTACCTGGAGGTGACCGAGGCGTTCCTGCAGGAATCGATTGTCCACTATCAGGAGAAGTACGGCCAGATGGTCGTGCTCGACCGGTTCACGCTTTATTTCGATCCGCTCGGCGTCGTAGAGATGTTCGAGCGCTGATGGGAGCTATAGTAAAAAACCACGCGAACCGTCAGGACGGTCTCGCGTGGTTTTTGGGTTTATCCTGCTGGAGGCTCCCCATGTCGCCCCGCTTGGTTATGCCACGCCATTCATGGATGAGCAATTCATTTTGGGAAATTCATGAAATCATTAAACCGATTGTGGTACGAGATCCGCAGGTTTGGACATAGGTGGTTTTATTATAGCCATTGCAAGGTGTTGGTTATTGTCTTGGAAGTTACATGATCCTGGGGGGCGCGTCCATCAGGGAAAAATCACTCCGCTTACTTTGGAAGACTGCAGACGACTTCGTCCCATGCTGAAACGGGATCGTGATGGATGGTTTGATTGGACTACCTTTATGAAAAGCCATCCACAGTGCACATGCTATAAGCTTCAGTGTGCACAGTCTAATGACATATTGGGCGTCATTGCCCTGGAGTATAACGACGGCGTATTCGTTCATTCCTTGGAAACGGAGCCCCAAAGCAGGCGTATGGCAGTCGCCTTCAAGCGATATGTGGATCTGGCTGATGTCCTGATTGCTTTTGCCTACTTACAGAATCGTCATGGTGTCCATTTCCACCTGGGGCCTAGAAGAACTCTCGATGCTGGTCTAAAGACGCGGAGATGCATTTCGATCGTGTGCATAGGACAGGGGCTCGCAATTAGCGGGCCTTTTTTTATTTTCATCGGCAAGGGCTTTCTCAGTCCGTATGGGCAAGGCGTTCATCGAGCGTGGAGCCCTGCTTGCAATAAAAAAGAATCCGCAGAACTTTTCTGCGGATTCAACGAAAGTTAAGTTTTACATCTTTTATCGCTTACCCGATCGAACCTTCCATCTCGAACTTGATGAGACGGTTCATCTCGACCGCGTACTCCATCGGCAGCTCCTTGGTGAACGGCTCGATGAAGCCCATGACGATCATCTGCGTCGCTTCGGCTTCGCTCAGGCCGCGGCTCATCAGGTAGAAGAGCTGGTCCTCGGATACCTTGGAGACCGTCGCCTCATGCTCAAGCGTGACGTTGTCGTTCTTGATCTCGTTGTACGGGATCGTGTCCGACGTCGACTGGTTGTCGAGGATGAGCGTGTCGCACTTGATGTTCGCCTTGGCGCCTTCGGCGTCGCGGCCGAACGAGCAGAGGCCGCGGTACGTCACCTTGCCGCCATGCTTGGAGATCGACTTGGAGACGATCGTCGACGTCGTGTCCGGCGCCAGGTGGACCATCTTCGCGCCCGCGTCCTGGTGCTGGCCCTTGCCGGCGACGGCGATGGAGAGCACCATGCCCTTGGCGCCGCGTCCGCGCAGGATGACAGCCGGGTACTTCATCGTCAGCTTGGAGCCGATGTTGCCGTCGACCCACTCCATCGTCGCGTTCTCGTCGGCGACGGCGCGCTTGGTGACGAGGTTGTAGATGTTCGGCGCCCAGTTCTGGATCGTCGTGTAGCGCACGCGCGCGTTTTTCTTGACGATGATCTCGACGACGGCGCTATGCAGCGAGTTCGTGCTGTACACCGGAGCGGTGCAGCCCTCGACGTAATGCACGAAGCTGTCCTCGTCGGCGATGATGAGCGTGCGCTCGAACTGGCCCATGTTCTCGGAGTTGATCCGGAAGTAAGCCTGCAGCGGAATCTCGCACTTCACGCCCTTCGGCACGTAGATGAAGCTGCCGCCGGACCAGACCGCGCTGTTGAGCGCCGCGAACTTGTTGTCCGCCGGCGGGATGACCGTGCCGAAGTGCTCGCGGAAAATTTCCGGATGCTCGCGCAGCGCCGTGTCGGTGTCGGTGAAGATGACGCCTTGCTTCTCCAGGTCCTCCTGCATGCTGTGGTAGACGACCTCGGACTCGTACTGCGCCGAGACGCCGGCGAGGAACTTCTGCTCCGCCTCCGGAATGCCCAGCTTGTCGAACGTTTCCTTGATCTCCTGCGGCACTTCCTCCCACGTCTTGCCTTGCTTTTCGGAAGGCTTGACGTAGTACTGGATGTCGTCGAAGTCCAGATCGTCCAGATCGCCGCCCCATTTAGGCATCGCCATCTTGTTGAACTGGTCGAGCGACTTGAGGCGGAAGTTCAGCATCCACTCCGGCTCGCCCTTCATTTCCGAGATCGTGCGGACGATTTCCGGCGTCAGGCCTTTGCCCGACTGGAAAATCGCCTTGTGCTCGTCGCGGAAGCCATATTTATATTCTTCCATTTCCGGCATCGATTTTGCCAT